TTCTTGCTGTGACTGGACTTCGACAGAGATAGCTTCGGATTCATCGGCGCTTGATGCAAGTTGTTTGTATGCGGATTCCATCTGATTCATCCATATTTCTAGCAGATAACCAGTTTCGTCCGATATGTTTTCGCTATGCAATATTCTTTTTATTGAGCGAAGTTTCTTTAGGTATGTTTCTGGATCTTCTATTGATTTAAATCCAAGAAACGGAGTTTCACTATTGGCTCCCCATGTGACGGAGCTTCCTTCCCATAACCTAATTTCAGTAATCACTCGCACATTGTCGTCGTTAGTAAAGGAGTCGATCACATTGAAGCCAATAGAATGTTCGCTGATAACGCCTTCTTGATATAAGGCTAAAACATCATCTCCAAGATTTGTTTGTGCTATCTTGGATTCAAAATAAATTCCGTATTCATCCTCTTTTAATACCTGAGGCGTAGCTAATGGCTGGGTCGGATCATGCTGCCACAAATGTTTAATTCTAGGCTTTAATGATTTCGGGCCATTTTCTTGTATACTTTTCTTAGCAGCTCCGGCTCGGATAATATCCATATCCGAATCAACGTTGCCAAATTTTGCAAAATAGCCGGCGACTGTACGGCTTTGCATATCAACGTCTTTTACGATTCCGTTCGCAGATCCAGTCGATTTAAACTCGTAATTTCTAGTTTTTGCCATCTTTTATTTATTGATTTGATCAAATCGCCCCAGAATTACTTTGCATAATTGTAGCGAATTTTTATAAGAATTACAATTAATTTACACAATCCATATAATTCACTTTTGCAAGCCAAATATCGCTGTAGTCAGGAACCTGAACATATAACGACGGGTGAATATAATAAGAATGTCCGAGATCTTGTAAAGCACTAAAAGAAACGTCAATAGCCGTTATATTAAAATCGGTATTCTCAAGTATGTATTTGGCTCCAGAATTTGATATTACGTAAGCGTGGCCGCATAAACTAAAGGCACATCTGAATAAGTTTTTACTCACATAATCACCTGCCGTGGCTCCGTACTTGCTATGGTTGCCACCAAGCATTAACATATCTATTCTTTCAAGGTTATTTAGCGATTCAAAATCAAAACGCTTGTTAGTAAAATAAGCATCATCCTCAAATACCATAACATAAGGCCAATCATTATCGATCATCTTTTGCCATATTGCGGTATGCGACATTCCGCAAGCGTATAATGTATGCGGAATCTTTACCTGATCCGGATACGCTATGTCATCAGGCGTAAAAGCTTTAAATCTTTCAACGATTCCAAGCTTGGCTTTTTTAGCCATTTGATTAAATCGAGCCAAGCGATCAAATCTTTTATCCAGATTAATAACGAATTTTGGAATTTCTTTTAAATCAATCATCCGAATAAGGGTGTTACATATCCGATCGCACATCTACAGTTAATGATCTGGGCTGCAGGTGCTGCCGGATCTCCCGGATACATCATCTGCGATCCTCCGACATTAAAGAAATCATCGACCGGTATCGGGTTAATATTTGTTTCAAACCACGTATCCAAGTGAGCCTGCCTAGCTCTGTCATCTAGCGCAACGATCCATTTCTTTTTCAGGTTCGGTACACCGGCAGATTTTGCGCCCTGAAGGCTTCCAGCATTCGATGCAGCTGTTACCTCAGTCCTAGCAATTCTAAGCGCTCTGGAACGATTTAAATTAGGTATTTTATCACTTAATATACCTTGAGCCATTTTCTGGACGCTCCAGCCTTCATCCAGTCCGATTGTTAGATAGTTTTTTATTGCATTAATGGTGGTATCGTCAATACCCTTTATTTTTTCCAGAAAGTTTTTCGTTATAAAGCTATTTACATAGGCCTGCCAAAAGTCCTCTTCACTAGCATATCCGGCGTATTTACTTTTCTTAATAGCTTTTTGCGTGCTTTTAAAGAACGAAATACCGGTTATGTACCAAATTTGAACGATCGACTTTGTTATCAATGGCGTATTCGACGCAGCTTCCATCGCTATTTGTACGGCTTGCTCAGGCGTTACGGCTGCATTCATTTCTTTTGCGCAATCCTTCTTTACCTGAGCAATGTATTTGCCCATGATTCTAGCGCCCTGCTGGATATACTTGTTTCTCATCGATTCAAGCATACGCCATTGAGCCATATCATTCTTGGTCTGAAACGTCGTCGGATGGCAGCACATTGACATCGATATTTGCTTCATTGATTGGAATCATTCCGGAAGGAATATAGATCTGATCCATTGATGGATCTTCAATATTCTCGTATCCAAGCTCATGACGGCGCTCATTAGGTGAAAGCCACCATGAATTTTGAAGCCTCGTGTATGCTGCGGCTTGGTCTCTCTTAATAGCGTCAATCGATTCAAAGTCGAATCTAATCTCTACGTTTGGATTCCATGTTGAAATAATATAACGATTCACAATATCTCCCAGAGACGTAAGCATCGGAATGACTCGGTCATAATACATCCTGAGCATAGCCGTCTCAAGGTTGTTATATGTTGACGCTGTTTTATCACCGATAAGACCGGAATCAATTCCAAAGACGGAAGCTATCTGTTGCTTGGTTAGATTTAGACCATTAAACCAGTCAGCATCTTTCATCGTCATCGATTCTTGTACGTAATCAAATTCGGCATCGGTTACGATAGGCTTGCCGGCTCTAGCAGCTCCAGCCAAACGATCTTCATACGATCTATAGATAGCGTCTTTTTGTTCTTGCGTAAGCGAATCGTGAAACTTTAATATACCGCTATGACGACCCATGTTCTGAAGTGTAGCTGTATTCCAATCGACAGCAGCGTTACCCATAGCAACAGATCGCATCGCAGCCTCCAGAGGCGACATGCCATACCATTCGTTTAATGGATCAAACAGTCTCCAATGCGTAACCTTTTCAACCGGCAATTCTCTGTTAATGCCGTAGGTGTACTGATAAGACCTAATCGGTGCCATTAAATTGGAAGATGTATTTACTGCGATATAATCCGGACGCAATCTAATCCATTCACGAACTTGACCGTTAACGTCAATAACATAATTATACTGATTTCCGGATAGCAGATAATCGGTAAAAGCTTGCTCAACAAAGTAAGACCAGCTTACCATCGGTGATGGATTCTTTAATACTCTTTCAAGTTCAGGATTATAATACGTTACTTCGCTTCCATCAGATTGTTTTTCTACAAGATAAAACGGAATGTTTGAAGCCGCTCTGGATATAAGTGATACCGCAGCGTAAACGTCCGTATTCTTTTTATAACCGTTTTTTACAAGGTCTTTAAAATCCAGCCCATAGTATAACGGGCCATAAATATCGGTCATAAAAGCACGACCGGCTTGAAAGTAGTTGGCTACCGGAACGTACTGTTTTAAGTTACTAGCGGCGACTTGTACCGCTCTTTGTATAATTGAAAGCATTGTTTAGGCCATTGATAAGTATTGCTATTAAAATCGCCCCGAGTATATTTACTATTGGGTCGGTGTGATCGATAGCAACCACGGCCGTGTATATTAAGAATCCATATAAAGCGATAACGCCAAATATGAAAGTAAGTGCAAATATAGATATAAAAATTTTCATATTAATCAAACACAGTGAAAGCGCCGCCTTGACGGTATGTATAAATTGCGTATCTCATGGCATCGCAAGCGTGATCCATAAATTTCAAAGGCTCTTTGTCTTTAAATGTTCCATCCGTGGATTCTTTCCATTTATAAACCCTAAGCTCCTTTATCAAATTATGCGAATCTGGCGTAATAAACAAATCTACGCCCTTAACAAATTCAATTCCTAGTGCAACATCCTTCTTTGCTTCTTTTGCACGTATTCCAGCCTTCTGTATCTCTTTTATTCTAGCCGGCTCTGCGGAATCGCAATAAACCGTAGACCTTCCGACAATAGGCTTGATTATGTTTATTATATCCTGAGTTATCAGCTGTGATTGATAAAGCATTTCTTGAACATAATACTTTTTATCTCGGATACACACTTTAACCAATGACGTCGGATTGTTAAATCCAAAATCAAGTCCGTAAAACGTCTCGTCAACAGCTGGAGGAAGCTCGGATGTTTTCCAGTGAGTATAAATAAGGCCTTCTTCTTGAACGCCCCATTCACCCATCATGTAGATTCGATTGTAGTTCTTGTCTTGAATTGACTCCAGAACCTGCTTGTAATCAGCATCGATAAATTCGTTGTCTTTGTAAGTCGTCTTTACGATCAGTCTTCTTGGATCTAGCTTATCATGGTGATTCTTTTTTAACCAGTGAAAGATATTTATCGGGTTATAACTAAGAATGATCTGCTTGTAGTCCGGTGATTCTCCGCGCAAACGCAAATCTAACTGTGTAAAGTCAACCTCCGTCAACTCCGTAGCTTCTTCAACCCAAATACCGGTTATGCCATGTACGGACTTTAGCTTTTCCACATCATCCAATCCGGTATGCGTTATCTCAGACCCATTCGGGAATGTGATCGTCATCTCGGTCTTGTTGACGGTTACAGTAAGACCCATATTCGCTATTATCGACCGGATAAGAGAAAAACAAGATCCCCTAAGCGTGCGCCCTACTTTACGAACCACAAGAAACTTATGCCCGGATGTAGAGGCAGCTCTAAGTATTATCTTTTGTGCAGCAAATACGCTTTTTCCAGACCCAGCACCACCGTACAAATCGATATACCTATCTTGCCACTCCCATGCCTGCCGGTATGCGCTATTAAGTCTCAGTCCTTTTTCTCGTTCGTCCATTCAAGCCTTATATTCATGTCTCCGGTCTCGTCAATGATCCTGTCTGCGATTTTACCATATCCCGAATCAAAAACTTCTTTTGTTGCGTTTAGATCACCTTCAAGCCCTTTTAATATTTGCATTAATGCCATCTTTTCGGCAACCGTTATTTGCTCAACTTCCCCAGTTAATGGATTTGTAAAATCATCTGTAATATCTAAAAATCTCTTATAAATTGTAGATCTATTTAAAGATCCTTTTGGCCTACCATTTGGATTTCCTGATTTACCTTTTGGGAAAGGTTTGTTATTTGGAATTGGATTACTCATGGCTGTTTTTTGGCTGTTAAGTATCAAATTTAAAGCAGAATATATGAAATTTTATCTTACTTCTTGAAATGATCGCAGTTTATCTCTACTCAAGAAATAACCTTTACCACGTCCTAAGTCTTTGATATTGTCTTCACGTATTAGTTCATCCTTTCTTGCCCATCCAATAAATTCTACACTATCATCATCAACATAGGCTAATACGTAGATGTCAACATCATTGTTTACCTTTAACGTAGAAAGAAGATTTCCTTTTTTATTCTTTGTTGACTTGATGTCATATCGTGCGCCTTTTGTTGTAATGCCATCATATCCTCCACTTCTTGGATTAAGCGTAAAGTCTGGAAATACGTTCAGATACTTAGCAAAAGCATATTCTGCCATAAATCCTTGTATATCTGATTCGACAGTATCCTGTGCGCCTATTTTAGTCACTTTTGCGTAAGTCGATCTTGATACTTCGGATCTACGCCTGCCAATGTATTGACATACTTCAATCTCAAATTGATCTAATTGTACTTTCATTTGTGTTGAGCCGATTGTTGAGGTTTAATTGGCTCACGTTTACTCGGATCATGCTCGTTGATGCGATCACGTATCTCGTAGCGTTTTAGTCTTGCGTTTACGATACGCATTGCTTGGTTAAAAGATTGGCTCATTTTCGTATGTTGGATTGTTGTTAATGTTTCTGAACGTCATGGCTTCTGCATCGTAGTACAACTCACAAGCTCCAATACGTCCGTTCCTATTCTTAGATACTAAAAGCTCGATATACTTCGATCCATCTTTACCGGATAGCGTAGACTTACCAATGCCCGGCTTATGCAGTAGGATTATCTTGTCTGCGTCTTGCTCAATCTGTCCAGAATCACGTAGATCTGCTGATACCGGTCTGCGGTCTTGACGCTGTTCGGATAGTCGTGATAGTTGCGACATAGCCACAAAAGATATACCAAGATCTTTTGCCGTGTCTTTTAGCGATGTTGATATACGTGACACTTCACGTTCCCTTGTGTCTGACTTCTTTCCATCACCGGCTGCTATCTTTGTGATGTAATCTAAAAAGATAACTTTTACCTGATTCTGTCTTGTCCATTTACGGCAGGTTGAGCGGATCATTGATGCCGTAGGTGCCGAGTCATCATTGATGTATATCGGTAGGTTTGACACCTGTGCAGATATTTCTTTAATACGCTGCTGCTGGTGCTGTGTTAACTTACCTTCAAGTTTATTCGTCATCTGCACGTTAGCAAGTCCGCAGATCATCCGTGTAATAATCGACTCCGATGGCATCTCCAGAGAGAATATACCAACCGGTATGCCTTGACTGGCTATGTTGTACGCCATATTAACCATTAACGCTGTTTTACCGGTCGATGGTCTTGCACCAATTACGATATACTCCTTCGGATATATTCCAGATGTAAGATTGTCAAGATCATAAAATCCTGTTTTTATCGATGGACTTAGCTTTGTCGTATCTGCCACGATAGCGGCTATCTCGGATATATGCTTTGAGCTGGACGTATTAACGTCAACGGCTTCCATGATCTCAGATATTATCATCTCGGACAACTCACGACTTGTATGCTCTTGGCTTTCCAGCTTCTGCGTATAGGTTAGCGTTGTCTTACGCATCCGTATACGCTCGTATGCGTCAATCAATGCCTCAATGTGGTAAAGATGATTCGGTGTTGCTGATCGTAATATCTCGGATATATCTTGGCTTTGTACTTCTGATCGTGTATTGTTGAGATAAGCCAGTACGTCCACATCCGATGGCATCTCTAAGTTTCCGCTCTGTAGGTTAACAAAAGCTTGGAAGATCGTCCGTGCCGGTAGGCTGTTAAAATGCTTATCGCTTAGGCTATCCATTGCATCCAATATGCTATCGCCTCCAAAAGCAAGCATTGATCCAATAATGGCGTATTCGTGATGTCGTGTGTCAATCATATTTTGACTCCGTAAAGTAGTCGTGCTTGTTCATCCGGATCTTCATTCTTTTTTCGTAATGTAGGATCATGTGTTGACTTCCTAATCCATGCCGATGCTGCAGAATGCCAGCTACTTATAGGCATATTATTTGCCTTTAACCAATTCTGGCTGTCGTAATGGTCAAAGAATCGTTCTGCTTCAATATGCGTAGATCCATTGTTAATAAAAAATTGTAATAGCTCCTGATCTTTACGGCTTTTAGGTCTTACAAAATTTTCTTCTCGCTTATTATTAATAATAGGTTTTTTAAC